TAACATTGCAAGGGCTATGGTACAGTATCCGATTAGATCTTTGAAGGCATCCTCGATGCCCTCATGGGACACCTTCAATTCGCCCGTTTTGCAATAGGTCTGGATGCGTTTCACTTTGTCGCCCATACGGATGCACAAACCCACCAATGGGTCCACACCGTATTCGGATGCCATATTGAAATTTGCGAACGCACCATCGCCCCCGGTGTAGTCGTTACTTTTTGCTGCCAACACTGAGGTCAATTCGGCATACAGTTTTTCGGCGTGTTCGATGAGTTCGTTATTCGTCATTGAATGTGATGGCCATGTCCGGGAGTAGTTCGATGTTTCCGTTCCAGTGGTATCCAATGCCGGATAATGCTTGCTCGAACAATGCGATCATCTCATCGATGGTCAAATCGTCGTCATGCATACTTACCTCGCAATGGCCATATTTTGTTTCGATTGTGATGGAGGTCATAATTCTGATAATGGTTTAAGTTCCTCTTGGGTGGCAACAAAAACTTTGCCATGACCCAAATTTTTCATGCGGTGGGATCGCATCAGCCGATAGCTTTCCATGGCTCCGGCTATGCGGTAATTGGGGAATGTCCCGACCACTAACACATAAATATCCACAGCATCGACATCCTTCCAGGGTGCCACTATAAGGCGTCCCGTTGTGTAAGTGGTGGCTTTGACATCAACCAGCTTACCATCGTGAAGTACAGCATCATACACAGGATGAGTGTCCCCATCAGTGTCTAGGTCTGGGTACACATTCGTGTATTTAGCAAACGCTATCTCGGCAGCAATCCCTTCGAGGTCGGTTTGCTCATCCGACTGAGGACCCATACGGCGATTGGATATGCCAGTGATCCGGTTGTGCCTATGGCGAGCCTTAGCTACAAATTTAGCCAGCCTCTGCTCTGCCGTATTCAGAGTGATCATAGATGGCCCAAGATTTTTGCCTGGCGGTTGTTTATATGTGTGGGTTGGAAAGTTTCGTGTGCTGGCTTGGGCAACCCAAGTTTTTCAAACACTGAGTTTAGTTCTGGTTCCCGACCAAATACAGATGGCCTAAATAGCTCCATCATTTCGTATAGGAGCTGCCCTCGGGTAGGTGTAATATTACTGGGGTACGCCCACCAAATGATTGATGCAGCCCAACCTCGAATACGAGAATCTGCCACATGTTTTTGCAATAGGTTTGCCCAATGCGTTGATGGCTTTCCCTTCACAACGGCAGTGAGGGAATGTTTTTTGCCCAGAGTGGTTTTGGTTTTTTCATATTGCGTTCTGTTTTCTGTAGTCATTTCTAGCTTTTCTTTCTTCCGTACTCTTCACTTTATGGCAGGATTTGCAGACCGCCTGCAATCCATCAGCCTCGCAATAGAGCCTTTGTATCAATTCATTCCAGTCGTATTCCAGCCACACCTTATTTTCAAATCCCCCCAGCGGGACTACAGGTTCAATGTGGTCAGCCTGCATTTGATTTTGGGGAAACAAATCGCCGCATTCTGTGCAGCGGTGCAGGCGGCACTTGCGGCCTGTTTTGGGGTTAGTTCCATCCTTAACATAACTATCCCGGATGGCTCTATATTTGACGGGCCACATGGCCCTGCGGAGGGCGGACATAATAAATGATCGCATGCGAGCGGTCGTCCATTCTCCGCCATTGTACGGCTTCTCAACGGGCATAAAGGTCGTTCATCACGTTGTAGTAATGGTTGGTGGCTAGGGCCTTCTTCAGGTGTTTCAGTTGGGCCTTTTCGGTCCACCGTTTAACACCCGTCTGGCACGTTTCCGTGTCGATGATAACCGAATAAATGGGCAAATTGTAGTCAGCATTTAGCTGACGCTTTATGATGTCAGCTCCGATTGCGAGCTGCATGGCATCTTTGGGGTAGGTCTTAGTCCGTGGATCCGCCCCCTTGCATTCCCGAGTTTTAAAATCGAATACGCATACCTGTCCATCCATCTCTGCGATGAGGTCCATTGTTCCCGCCAACATCAAATCGGCATCAAAGATCATCCTCTCGGTGGCGGTGGGAAGCACTTGGTATTTGTCCATCCATTGTAGGAATGGGCGATAATATGATGCATACTCGCTGTGATAATCAGCGCCATGCATGAGGTGGATGATGGCCTTCTCAATCTCGGCATGGATGCGTGTACCAAACACGCTGCTTTCAACCAAGGATCCATCAAGGTCAGTCCGCATCCCCCAAGACTGCCGCTCGACAGCATCGAACGACAGCCCAGGATTGGAGCGGGTGATGTGGTAGATTTTTTCCATCCGCCAGCGATCCAAGAATGGGCTGGGTGCTATCCCGAGTTTGGTCGTGATAGACACAGCCAAGTCGCCCTTTGATTTACGCATTTTGGCGAGCGTATCGACCGTCTTCAATAGACGTATCGAACCATTCTTGTATCGGCGGTAGATGTGCATCTAGAATGGCACCTCTTCTTCGGCTTCGTCGGCTGTTTCCGCTTTCACGTCATGCAGGGTACCCGTGGGGTTGGCCGTAATGCGATCGGCAACCGCATAGATGGAACGAGCCAGGGCTTCCAACTCCTTCTCAAACTCAGCACCTTTTAATTTGGTGCCGCTAAGAAGGGAGCATGCATTGTTGATGCTCATCCCAACCCGCATGCCGATCTCACGCTCACCGTGGGCTACACGGGAAACATTGGATGCTGGCGTGGCTGAAGGTACGAAACCCATGGGCTTGTCGAATCCGCCCTTGGGAAGACCCTTCGCGGTTCGGTTGCCCGAGTCCTTGAAGACTACTGGTGATCCTTCTTTCCACCAAGGATCCTCAGAGGACCCATTGGCCATTACGGTTGTCCCATCGCTGAGATTGACTACGAAAGGGAAGTAGGTGTTCCCCTGTTTGCTTTCCCAGGGATCCCCTAGGCGTTTTCTTGAGGTTATTGTGATCATAGTATTTAAAAAGGGAGATCCACTCCCAGGTTAGGTTTCGGTTCTAGTGAAAAGGTTCGACGCTTCGTGTCAAACCATAAATCGCGATATATTGTCACACCATTTGCCCTCTGTTTGGGGACGTACATTCGGCCATCAGGCATCTCATCCGAGACATCCTCTCCGGCCTCAATGGCTTTTTCTTTGGCCTTATTGCGCCAGATTATGACAACGCAGTGAGCTGCGGCCCCAATGCCCTGGCCTCCCAAAATATCCTCCAGTTCTGGGATTTGCCCAGACCCGGCTTTTTTGGCGTCAGCATGGCAGACCAGCAATACTGTGACATCATTATCGATGGCAAACTTCGCAGCCTCCTTAGCGATGCGCTCTTGTCCACCCCAATCATCTTTAGCTGCGATATGCATGAGTGCATCGATGACGAACAAATCAACACCGTATCGACGATGTGCATACAGAAAATCTTGGTGTAAAGATTCCCAACTATTGGTTCCACCCTCCATTCCTTCGATGAACCACAACCTATCCTGAAACTGTGTAAGATCAGATTGGATACTTTCCTCTCTTGGCATATGACCATTGTTCATCCATAACATATTGAATAGCATGGACTTACTGGGTATCTCAAAGGAAGCAATGCAGGTACGGCGGTCATTATTGAGCATCTCATGCATACAGCTTTGGTAAAGCCATTGGCTTTTTCCGTGTCCTGGGTATCCACCTACAATGTTAAGTTCGCCTTTCCTAAACCTGTATTTGAGTTCTGGAAACAAGAATGGGTTATGTTCATTCTCTTGTTGGTAGCGATCAATCTCTTCTGCAAGTTCCGCCGCCATCCCATCGACAGGCTTGAGAGTTTTGGGGTCATACGATTCGGCGTTCTCATATAGTGGACCCATCCCATCCCCGGATAACAGCAGATCATTGAGATCATTATGCGGAGATGGAACACGGAGCCGCTTGCATCGAGCGATACCCAAACGCTTCGCCACTTCGTTGGCCGCTCTCTCCCCAGCTTCGTCATTATCGAAACAGAGATAGATGGTTTCGAACCGTTCAAGGGCTTCGTAATCATTCTCGATCCAGCCCATATTGGAGCATCCGCTCGGGACAGATAAAACAGGCATATTGGCACCCATATCGCAAAGCGACATAGCATCGATCTCACCTTCGCAGATGGTGATCTGGTCGGCGGTATCATCAACGGTGGGCCATCCCCAGAGAGTGGCATAGGCAGCGGTAGACCAGATATCCTTCCGCCCCTTATCATCCTTATGGATGCCCACACTCTTGAGCATCACATAGTCGCCGTCGGGCGAAACAAACTTAAAGGCGTAGAAGTCGGAGTTGTAGCTGCTATTGCGGCTATGGCTCCTCACCTCATATTTTCGCAGAGTGGCAGTGGATAGTCCCCGATCGTTTGTGAGATAGTCCATTGCCCAGGATCCGGTGAGTGGCTTGACCTGCACCTTGGGCGTCTCGGGCTTGGGTGCAACGGCCACCGTCTGCACATCTGTGATGCCTAGCAATGCCTTTATCTCAGCCTGGGTTTCATGGTAATTGCCCACCTGTCGCATCACTAGCTTGAGGATGTTCGTGGATTCTCCGGTCGATTTGTCCTTGGCTAGATAGATACCGCCCCTACCGGGATAGACCCCTGTGGATTGGCCTTCGCCTCCATCCAAATCCCCCATGGCGTAGCTACTCCCCCGACGCTTGGCGTTGGGGAAATAGGTCTTCATCACAACATCGATGTGTTGCGAGAGCTGTTTGTTCAAATCATCAGGTGTCATACTGCTGATCCTCCCTCACCATGCTTGGCTTCCGGGCAAGGCGATCCTTTCGGTCCTGCTCTCGGGCGGATGCCGCATCGAAATAGTAAGTGCGAACGAACCCGGCATCAGCCAGGGCCTTCCAACCACCCGATATGAATAGGTCGCAATGCTCCCAATTCGGCCAGAGCATACACCCGCTATCGATGTAGCTCTCCAATATGAGCGAGCGGCCACTGCGACCCCTCACTTCGAGCTTCCAGTCCTCGGGACTGTCAGCGACTTTCTTTAGTCTCACCACCTGACCGCAAAGCAAGCGATTGGCGTGGTTGAATGTTAGGTATGCTCCAATATCCATATCTATTCCCAATAATATGTGTCAATTTCTTCCGGAGGCACCAACCCAGGTCGGCGGTCATCCGTGATGTTTGATATCAAATCTGCATGGGTATGCGTGGCTTGCAAGGCTTCGTTTGTGGTTTCTATCAACGATCCCTGATTCCGATAGGGTATCGTTTTGGCGGCACCTTCGCGGCGATCAAATATCCAACCAAAACACCATCTGTTTTTGTGACTAGTCATTCTCCTCCTCCATCATCTCGGCGGTAGCCGCTTTTATCTGTTTGATAAAATCGTCGCCACTCTCCTCAAGTGCATCGATAGCGGATGAGATGACCTCTTCGACCACTATCTCGGCGGCGTCAGTTATCATCTTATGCATCACCTTCGGGACACTTGCATCGCATTCCATTATTTCCGCCTGGGCGCGGATTAGCGCGAACGCCGCAAGTACGGCGTCTCTGATGTATCTGTCACACACTTCTTCTGTTACGTATCTCATTTAGCCACTCCTTCCTCTTTTGTAATTCGCCAAATTTCTACAGCCATCTCGGCACTGGTAGATATATCTGCACCTTCAGGCCATGGCTGCATCATTTCATTAACCATGGCTTCCTGGATATGCTTCTTAACTGTGGTATATGTCTCGTCCTCGGCTAGGGTCGAATGCCCCCACCGGAGAAGCTCCGTATAAATTCTGCACCACCTTCCGTATCGATTCATTTGAAGCTCCCTCCTAATGCGTGAAACAACTCATCCACCTGCTCGGGTGTTGGCTCATTTTCTAGCCGCTCCATCTCCTCCATGTAGAGGCGTTCCATAAGGGTATACCCTGAGTCGCCAGGCATCTCGGGAACGAAGTGTTGATAGGATGGAGGGAATATTTTGAAGGTTCCGCCGAGGGCGGGCTGAACGGCGGAGCCGAAAGCGTCAGACACCTCTGACGCTAAACCAATCTCATTATCTTTGTTAGTCATTATTACTATTAGTTACTTAGTTATATGTTATCTATGTTATATGTGACACTATACTGTCACTTGCCTGATACTATAGTGTCAGTCAAATACTTTTTGGATAGCCGCATTTTGCGGGTGTAATTGCGTCCCATCCTTTGGATGACACCTCGTTTTACAAGCCTGGATATCAGCATCTGGACGTAATGCTCGGAGACACCAATATCCTCGGCGATTCGCTGGTTGGAAGCAAAACACCCATCTGGCCACCCGCCGATATACCCGGCGAGTAGGGCTTCCGCAGGACCGAGGGATCCGGTTAGGAGTGAGCTTGGGATCCAAATACCACGCATGCTATACGTTTCTGCTGTTCTTTAATCCACTCACTGGAGAGTGCATCTGCTATCACTTGCTTTCCGTGAAAGTGAACATCCGTAATCTCCACCTCGTTATCCCACGGCTCATAATCGAAGAGCCATTGACCTCCAAAATCGTCTGTATATTCGTCAATCATCCCCTCCAACCTAGGCACACTCCCATACATGTCAAACTTTTCTCCGAATGTTTGTTGCTTTACAGTAAGGCGCTTCTGGGGAAGCACCTCGCTTCCGGGAAAGCAACGGAAAAAAGTATTTATTTCTTTCCGTATTCTTGAAGCACACTCCCCTAGATTAGGCACACTCCCCTAGTGGGCCACCGGATGGGTGCTGGTCCTTCGGACCAAATCTGGCTAGGCAAAAATTTCCTAGGTGTTTTTACCCATACCTACGCACCCAACCAAACTACCTAGGCGACTAGGTAAAACTACCGATACGCCAAAAATCGATTGTTCCACGTGGAACATAGGTAAAACTACCTAGAAGAATTTTCTTGCGATCTTTCCACCCGGGCCGCATCATCGTCCCGATGACTAACAACAACACCACCGCGGAAATAGGCACCGCCAATAATGCTGCCTATATCTATATCAAGACCACCATTAAGCGCAACGCCTACGGCGAGTGGGTTGTCCGTCTATATTTAGACGGCGAGCGCCAAATAGGCGCCGACTATTTCGCCAGCGACCGAGACGACGCCGTCCAGACTGCCGACCGGATGCGGGAGGAGGCTGCAAAACATCGAGACACAGACCGGACTTCGATGCTGCACCGTTCCAACGCAGTTAAAGCCTTATGGGCGATCTATCAAGAAGCCAACTTGAGCGACGGCGATTGGTATACGGGGGAATACCCGAGTCACACCGCCGTAACAGTGTGTCGCCCGCTTGAGGAGGCGATGAGAGCGATGGGAGTTGACGTTAGCACCAGTTGCCAAAACGGCGAGTTGACTTACAAGAGCGACGCCACCGAGGAAGGAGGCGACGCATAATGACCCCTTACCAAATAATATCCGAACACGGCCCCGAGGAGTATAACGTTTACGAGATCTCAACTTACAAACGGTCCTCAGTCCTTGCCGGGCAAACTCGTAAACAGTTTCTCGACTCGTTCAAGAGCTACGACGACGCCGCCGAGGCATACCCGGAAGCAGAACCCGGTTACTGCAACCCGAATAACACGGTCGCCCACTTGCCCGGACTGGACGACCAATTCCCAGGCGGAGCTTGGCCGGACGACATCGGCGACCCGTACGACTATTAAACCACAACCAAAGGAGAACAGACAGTGAAGATGACTAAACAACGTTACAGCATCGCCACCCACGAAGGTAACCGCCGCGAAGTTGAAGGATACACGTTCGACATGCACGGGATCCTATTTGGAGTCGATCGGCGGACACCCGCCTGCAGACCCGCTTATTGGATATGCACCGAGCTTGAAAGCGGACGAACCGTAGGAGCCGGAGACGGTAAAACCCGTAAGCAGGCAATCGAATTGCTCCAGGAGCGATTCGAACAGATGACCCGACGCCAAACCCTCGAGGAAGCTTTGAAACGTATCCGCGACGCCGTCAAAACCTGCGGACCCGTCGACGAGTTGCCGCTAGAAGGAAAGGAGGCGGAAGCATGACCAAAAGACAGGCAATCCAAACGGCGCGAGACAACGTCTCAGAAATCTACCGATTCGGAGAAAACTACAGGTTTGCCGCTTATGACAAGAGCCGCAACGCGTGGAGCGAGAGCCTGCCAGCCGATTACTGGCAAGCCCGAGCGCATCGCTCAGAGGCACTAATCCTAGCGGCGAGAAAGGCTCTCGGCTATAACAATGGGGATGAGTATGCCCAATACGACGGCGGGTCTTGGACGGATTACGTTCACCCAGGTAGAAAGGAGGACACGCAATGAGCCACACCTACCATCTCACCCGGACCTCCTCCAATGCCAAGACCGGACCAATCCCGGTCTCGACAACGAGCGAGGAGACTTGCCCGCCATCCTGCCCGTTTTATCGATCAGGTTGCTACGCGGAAGGCTACCACCTGCGGAAACATTGGGACAAGGTGAGCGACGGAAGCCGAGGCGGAAGCCTTGAGGATTTCGTTGCCGCGATTCGATCGCTGCCTCGAGGCCAGTTGTGGCGCCACAACCAAGCAGGCGATCTGCCAGGACGCCTTGAAACGATCGACCCCGCCGCCCTTGAGGCAATCACCAAGGCGAACCGAGGGAAGCGCGGATTCACGTATACGCACAAGCCACCCACACGCGACAACCTCAAAGCAGTCAGGAAAGCGAACCGGGACGGATTCACAATCAGCCTAAGCGCTAACGGACTGCGGCACGCCCAAAGCCTACGCAAACACGGCTTGCCGCTTGTAACCGTACTGCCGCACGACGCCCCCACGTTTCAACGACTCGAGGACGGCACGCCCGTTTTGACATGTCCCGCGACACGCAAGGAGAACGTGACTTGCGCAACGTGTGGAATCTGCGCCAAATCCGATCGGAAATTTGTTGTCGGCTTCCCCGCCCACGGTAACCAATGGCGCAAGGCTGAAGGGGTCCTGCAATGAGAGACCCCGAAGAGCAAACCGAAGCGGCGCTAATCGTCGGACTGTGTCTACTTCTCGCGCCGCTGCTTTTCCTCCTGCTCCTCCTGCTTGGATATTGACGACCGGAAACAATCAAGCCACGGGTCGACCCTTCACCGGGTCGGCCTTTTTCGTCGACAGACCCCCGGACAATCCATCCCTCAAATACGGAGAAAAACCGCACCACACCCGCGCGACACTACCTAGCCGCCGCTGGCAACTACCTAGCCAGCCCCCAAAAATTCGCCGCCGCAGTCTACGCTTCGCTCGCTGCGGCGCCCTAACCAACGCTTTTAAGGCACCCCGTCACGACCATGCACAGTCACGAGCCAAACCTAAACAGGGAGGGGGGGGTCACACCCGCAAGCCACGGTTGGCTACTACTCATAAACTGCCCCTCGAAAATTTGTTGACTCCAAGGCTCCGTTTTGGTACTCTCCCATCGTGGAAGACGATAAAGCAGTAATAAAGCACGAGCTACTAGCATCCATTGAAGAAGAGCTTCGTCGGGCTGAGGCTGCTGCTCCTCCACACGTTAAGCTCTTGGAGCGGTACGATCCGCAGAAAGCTGCCACCATTCTTTTCCTCCATGCCCAGGGGAAGTCCCAAACCTGCCTGTGCAAGAAGTATGGCTATGACCGCTCCACGGTGATACGCATCATCGCCACCTATGCGGACCAGCTGGGCAAATGGCGTGAACTCGGGGGCAAGCTAGCTTCCTATTCCTACCTGAACATCACCAGCCTGGAGGAGGATATGATTGAGAGTGTGCGTGAGGGGATGGATAGTGGCGAACTAAAGCCCACCTTCAAGGACATCAAGGACATCTCCATCGCTAAGGCTAACAGTAGCCGTGAAGCCATGCTGGCTCGGGGGGAGGCAACGAGTATTAGCCGTGAGGAGAAGGTGTGGACGGATGAAGACTACAAGAAGCTCATGGAGCAGGCTAGAAAACAGATGGCTAACGAGGCCATACCTGCGGAGGTGGTAGATGAACGGTAAAGGCGATAGAAACAGAACCACAGATCGAAACGCATACAATCGTGGCTGGGAACGCATTTTTGGGGGAAACATAGACTCGACGAAAGCGGAGACGTTTTCGGACGTGGGTGCAATTCCCACTTCCTCCACCATTGAAAAAACGGACTGGATGAAAGTTTGCTTTGCGGTGGATGTTTGCGAGCGGGACTCGGACACTAATGAACTAACCGACTATTGCACCATTTGTGGACTTAATTACTGCGACAGCCCATGCCCTGGTCCGACAGAAGATGGTTGGGAATACGAAGAGCGATCGACTGGGATGTGGGCAAGGAAGATTCCTGAAGAAAGAACCATTGAAACAAAGCCTTTTAAAGATGACCCTATTGGGCATGGGATAAAGTATGCGTCTCGATCGGTGGGAAAGAATATATGGTTTCTCATTGAGTAACATGAACAAAAACATTCAACTCGTCCAGAGGTCCTTGGACACCATAGTCCCCGATTGGGAGACGGTTATGGTTGCTTCCATAACGGATAATGGGTTTGAGTATGACATCTTCAACAGGATGGACAAGGAGCATTTCCAGGAAAACCTGGCGGTCCTATTGGCCCTTGTTGCGAAGAAGTCTCAACAAGAGCTTAGGAACATCGATTGGATAGATGATTAGCTTTACGGAACATCCCTTCCTTGAGGTCCCAACAGCGGAGGAGATAGTTTGGCTATACGATCACAACCTCCCGCTCCTTAAGCAGCTTCACAAGGCCCATGAGGGGCGTATAGAGGCTAGTGTTAGCGATCCCATCCGTTATGGGTTTGATCTGCCGGGTTGGGAACGCATCCGCGAGGGATTGCAAAGCTACAATGAATGTTTGGCTCTCGGGGGAAACAGGTCTGGCAAGACCACTGGTTTCGCGAAGATAGTGATGGAGGCTGTGACTGAGAGTAATGATGGCCATGTGGTGTGCTTTAGCCAGAATGAGGACACCTCCATCAAGGTGCAGCAAGCTGCTATATGGGATATGATGCCCAGGGAGATGAAGAAGAAGACCAAGAGCATAGATGGCTACATCAACTTCTCCATGCAAAATGGTTTCACTGGCAAGAGCTTCATCTTTCCAGACACCCGAACTAGGGTTGATTTCAAGACATACACCCAATTTAGCAACAACCAAACCATCCTTGAAGGGTTCGAATATGGATTCCCGGATCCAAAGGGCATCAATATCGGAGCCTGGTTGGATGAGTATTTGGGTGACGCTACGCTAGTCAACACGCTTAGGTTTCGTTTAGCCACCCGAGATGCTGTTATGGGTGTAGGGTTTACCCCCATAGATGGCTACACTCCATTCATATCAGACTACCTCAAGAACGTCGAAACTCTTGAAACTAGGGGTGCGACATTGCTTAATGGTCGGGATGTCCCTGTGCGGCAATACAGCCCCTCTAGGGATGCATCTGTGGTCTATCTGCATTCAGACGAAAACCCATTCGGGGGGTATGAGCGAATAGCGAAAGATCTGAGAGGTAGGCCAGATGAGGAAATACTTGTCCGCGCTTATGGTGTTCCGGTGAAGAGCATGACTTCCCTCCTTCCTCTCTTCAATACCGAGGTGAATGTGTTGAGCGACAAGAAGGAGAACAAGTATGGGATGAAATTTCCCGACGTGTCCAATAAGGCGAGATATACCATCTATCAGGTGGTGGACCCTGCGGGTGCCAGAAACTACGTCTCGATATGGGCTGCTGTGGATGAGCGTGACAATGTGTACATCTGCCGGGAATGGCCCGATTGGGAAACATATGGGGAATGGGCAGATTTCGGGGATCCCAAATGGAGGTATGGTCCTGCCTCAAAGAAGATAGGGTTGAGTGTTCAGGGATATTGCGAGTTGTTTGCCGAAGTGGAGGATGAGCTGGGGGTGGAAGTGTTCGAGCGAATCGGCGACTCCAGGTTTTTCGCTAAGGAGAACGAGAACAATGAGGACCTCTTCATGTCCTTCGAGGAGCATGGGTTTATATTCGTTCCATCCGATGGCAGGATGGAGGAGGTGGGCTTATCCGCATTGGATGAGTGGTTCAATTACAACCCGAATGAGCCGATTGATGCTGCCAATCGGCCCAGGTGCTACATTCACGAGAGCTGCCGCAACCTGATCGACAGCCTCATCAACTACAACTCAAAGGGGAAAATGGACGAACCCTTGAAGGACTTCTTCGATGCCATACGCTATTTGCGAATGGCGAATGCTGGGGAAGGCCCAGTCCATGTAACAGCTCGCGATTTGGCAGTAACTCGCCGGGCTACGGGAGGATATTGAATGAAGATAAGACTAAGCGAATTGGCCCGGCAAGGCCACTATGAATGGGATGAATTATTGGCCTTGGCCAAGGAAAAGCTATCCGATGATATGATGAAGGGTGTGGGGAAAAACACCTGGATCAGTGAAGAGGGACAGGAGATATTGGCAGAGGCCATTGATGTCCCTGAAGCCACTCCT